GAGTTACTCCATCTTTAGTCGAAGTACAGGACCATCGGCACTAAAACCGCTGCGCTTCATCAGGTTAATAAATAATCGTTGTTCTCTTGCATCGAGGTCAGCAGTTGCCGTCACAAATATATGGCTGCACTGCCGTTCACTTGCCCACTCCTTCACCGCTTGAAGGAGCTGGCGGGCGGCGGTCGTCCGTCGTCCTTTGGGGAGTACCCAAAACTTGCACACATAACAAAGAGGCTTAATGAAAAATTCTTTTGCCTCGGCCAGCATAACAGCGCCAACAATGTCTCCGTCTTGATCGGCAACCAGAACAGATGTTTCATTATCGTTCATGTACAGCCAGAGGAAATCCCTTGCTGCCTGGTAGTCGAGCTCAACATTGAGCTGCGATTCTTCTATGGCATTGGCTACGACCTCGACAAGAGTATCGAGCTCAATAGCGTCAGCCGGCCTAATATCTATATTCATCGTACTCAGTCACCGCTGCTGGTGTTGACATGATCTGTTTTCGTCTGCGTGCCTGGGGTCCGGTGTCCAATGATCCTGAGTTCCAGGCATAGACCACGGCATCTCCCCGGTCAGGCGATCTGCCGAGACGCTTCATAATATCTTTCTTACTCTCCACATAGATCTTAGGCGGCTGCCCTGGCCTAACCTCATAGGTCGGTGCCGTAAGATCTGATTGCAGCGCTGTATCCGGTGGCAGGGCAATCGCCTGTCCATACTTTGGATCGAGCGCTTCTCTCATCATCCACCACATCTCTGATCGCTTGGTGGTAAAACCAAAGTTACCGTCTCTCGTATGACTTGATGCCTTTGCTGCACCATTAAGTGCCTCATAGCTGAGACCGGCATTCTTTAACGCTGTCTCGGCATCGGCTCCAATACCAATAGCATCGACACCGACTGTCGCACCGTCGCGCAGCATACCGGCTGCGAGTACAGCAACCGAAGGCCCATCCGGTGTATCGCGTCCAGGCACCGTGGTCAGTTCACCAAAGAACTGTCCCCACCTGGGCGAGAATACAGTTTGATCCTTACCGCCTCGAGCAACATCGAGCCCGATCGAGCTCATGGCGACATCAGGTTTACCATTGGCCCGCCAGCGCTCATGAGCCTCGAGCACCCAGGCTGTTGGAATAACCTGGTAGCTGTCATCTTCTCTTGCTGCCATAAAGTTACCGTCACGGATCGCGGAGCGAAGCGGCTCAGGCATGGCATCGAGTGTTGCCTGGTATCCAGTTGTTACCAGGAACGGGTTGTCACTAAGTGCTGCCGGTATAAACGTCCGGCTCTTGGGCACATAGGTTGTGCCATTGAATTCTTTTATATCATCCGGTCCCTCGACCTCGAGGTCTTGGCCATCAGGATCGGTGATGAACCATCGGAGCTCGCCGTGAGCTGCTTGGTTAGGATGTGTAATGTCCAGCCACGGGCGGAACATGCCAATGATCCAATCACCTTCAGCGCTCAACGGAGGGTTGGACGCTAATATCGTTCGCACCCTTTGCTCACTTGTGACGCCCAGCTCCTCTTCAGCCGCTCGGTTCCAGCCCATGAGGAATCTCACAACGCTTTCATGGAACTGACACGCCTCATCGAAGGCCAGCAGATCATGTGGGTTACCTTGCCAGGTCTCTGCCCGCTCCATCGTCGCAGCAGCACCGAAGTCGATCACTCGATCATTAAACTTAAACTGTGCCGGCGGGCTTGAATTGAGCCCCACGCGTGTGCCGGCTATCTTGACCACGCGCTCGATCAGAGCACCGAGGTCTGTATATTGAGGGCGCAGCATTAAAGTGCGCGAATGCCTGGTCAAAGCCAGGCCCGAGATTAGATCCGTTTTACCGCCGCCGCCCGCGCCGCCATAAAGCAATAGATCTGCCTGGCATCGATAGGCATCAGACTGAGGCCCGGTGTTCGGTATCCATATTTCATTTTTGGTCCGCTCAACAACCATTGTATTAAGAGCTGACTTATCCTCATCAGATAAGCCCTGGACTCTTTTAAGCAGCGCATCAAGCGTTTGTGTCATCGGCGCCGTTCTCAAGGATGTATGCCATACGCCTGGCCAGCTCGAGATCCGGCAGCACAACATTCAATTGTGTATTGTTTACTGTTTCACTGACGCCCTGCTTATCAAAACCATGCAGCCTGGATATTCCTGCGACAGCTCCGTTAGCTGCTCCGCATTGTGAAGTCTGCAAAGCCAGATCATAATTATCCTGATACATATTACTTAAATTATCGACGTTGTAATTGTGTCTTTGAATATGTGCTGCTCGTAGTTCTTCGATTCTTGTTGTAATCTTGTCCTTTTTTAAAAGTTTATGCGCGTTGCGATTTATAGTCGCCATCGCAGAATTCTCACAATCATAAGACTCACGATACGCCTGGCTCGCATTTCCAATTTCAACATAAATCTGGCAGAACTTGTCTTCTTTTGTGCTCAATTTATATTCTTTTTTTAAGGGTTCCTGTTCAGCACCTTTAGGAACAGAACGATCACCACCACCGCCAGCAACAACATTTAATAAATTATCTGTTCGTTCAATCAGCCCAGCTTCAAAAGCATACGCCTCTTCTTCATTATCAAAAAACTTAACGATGCTCGAGATCACTTCCTCACCAGCGTCCAGGATCTCACGAACCTTGTTTGCTTTTGGTGATGTATCACGATCGCGAATATCGAGATCAACAGTGTGCTGGTTCTTACGCGACGCTGTACCTTTACCAACATAAAAGACATTCAGATCACGCGGATCACTCAGCGTATAGACATAGAACCTTTTGGGTCCGGCCACTTAAAATCTCCTTAAAAAAAACGCCGGCCCAATAAAGGGCCAGCGCTAAGGTTATCTTACCATAAGATACTCAACCGCAAAAAGGGAGGGAAAACGGGAATATCTTAATTATCAAACTTACATAGTAAATTTAATATACCAAAACCTACTGTATCCTGTGTCACACGTCAATAGCTACACAACATATAGTGTATTTAAATAAATATCATATTATATGAAATTAGCTATTGTATCCCTCGTTATCTTCGATTAATATCATACCATATGATAACTAAAAGGAGATTAAATTGAAGAACGAAATTAATTACATCGCAATAGCAAGAAGCGGAGACCTAATTGGGATGGCGGGAAAAGACGAGGCTCCTGATACATTCGCCATTACCACGAAAGCAGAATTAAAATTGTGGAGAACATTTAACCGCGCAAACCGAGTTTACCTCGAGGCATGCAGCGACTACGTGTCCGCTGGGTGCCCAGAAGATAGACGGGTAGTAGACGGAGCGTCTGACGCTTTCAGTGACGCATCACAAGCGCTTCGCGATTATTTAGGTGACGATGTTTGGTTAAAATGGCACGCCCGAACTCGATGGGTAGCTAAGAAAGTGAGCAACTAAATGGAGCCGATGAAAATATTAGTCGGTTGCGAAACCAGTGGGACCGTTCGGGATGCTTTTCTCGCGAACGGTCATGATGCCTGGAGCTGCGACGTTCTGCCCAGCGACACTCCCAGCAATCGCCATATCCAGGACGACGTCTTAAACGTCCTCGAGATCGATAGCTGGGATATGTTGGTTGTGGCACACCCTCCATGCACACGCCTTTGCAACTCGGGCGTTCGTTGGTTGCACACGCCGCCCCCAGGTAAGACCAAAGAGCAGATGTGGGAGGAGCTCGAAGCGGGTTGCGATCTGTTCTCTAAACTATTGAATGCAGATGTGCCGCGAATCGCAATTGAAAATCCGGTAATGCATAAGCATGCTAAAGAGCGCATCGAGAATTTCAGCAAACAGTCCCAGTCAATACAGCCCTGGGAGTTCGAGACCGAAGAGGAGGGCAGTGATAATGTCACCAAGCGCACATGCTTATGGTTGCGCAACCTTCCTAACCTCGAGCCAACCGGTAGCCTCGATGGATCAACAGCGCGTGACGAATGTCATAAAGCATCGCCTGGCCCCGATCGCTGGAAGATCAGGTCAAAGTTTTATAAAGGCATCGCAAAAGCAATGGCGGACCAATGGGCCGGTGATGCCAATGGTTTCGATCTTGGATTAAGGAGGACAGGATGAAACTCTTCCACCACCGCCTCAAGCTAAAAGAATCACAAGATTTCATTCTTGCTCACCATCGCCACAGTAAACCTTTAAAGCGCCACGTTTTCAGCATCGGCGTATCCGGCGATTTATGGGGTAACTCACCGCTTTACGGCGTACTCACTGTCGATCGACCCTCTTCTGGGGGCTGGTCCAGGGAGCCAGGTTATATCGAATTCAGACGTATCTGTATAGATAATGACATTGCCCCTCCGAATACATCCAGCTTTCTTATAGGTAAAGCGCGACAAGCATGTTTTGCGATGGGCTACTATAAAATTATCACCTACACCAAACCGTTTGAGTCAGGCTCCAGTCTACTCGCTTCTGGATTTGAATGTGACAAATATGACATTGCTAAGTACACCAGCGGTGCCATCAAAGGATACCGGAGGTGGGTGAGTATCGCCCCGTCCCATGCCGCCCTGCCCCCTGGAGAACCTCGGGCTCAGACAATTAGATTGTTAAAACAAAGCGATCGCTTTTTACAAAAATGTGGAGAAAAATAATGACGGAAGAAGAAGCAAAAATGAACGCTTATTTGAGCCCCTGGAAATTATTGAGCAACCAATTCATTGTTATCTGGATGTTGAAAACGAAAGATGCATCAGGTACAGTCTATCAT